ATGTTAAGGCATTTGGTCAAAACACCCAAAGCCAGGTGCGTGGTAACGGGACAACTAGCACCCAGCTAACGAGTGCAGTAATCGAAACTGATGTAGAAACAGTAGCAGGCGGTGGGCAGGACACTTTGCTGTTAATGACTAACGGAGATGTTAAGGCATTTGGTTGGAACAAATACAGCCAATCAAGAGCTGATGGCAATTATAACATTGCGTATACCAGTGAAGTTATTGCTAGCGGTGTGACAGCAGTGTTCAACTCCACTGGCAGCAGTGGCGGAAGCACCACTAGTTATCTGCTAATAGAAAGGTAATATTACAATGAATTTTAGAGCATATTTACAAAGGCGATTGATATTGAACAAGATTCAACCAATCGTCAGTGATTTCAAATCAAAGATTCGTACCACTGGTGATTTCAATACTGGGCTTACTAGTATAAATGCATCAGTCTACGATCTAAGAACTAGATTTCGAATCTCAAATAAGTTAATAGCCAGCATGAACTTTAACTCAGAAGTAGTTGGCGATATATTAGAACGACTAGACGCACACATTGAATCAGACACTGAGATGCGTAGTGAGTTAGGCTTTACGTTTAATAGTCGACACTCAGCTACATACGAAACATTCGGTGATTTGGACCCGATTAATCCGTGGGATGGAGAACTAGAATATAACTTCGAATCAATCGGTGATATTACACCACTAGTAATTAATGCAATGGATGGCGTTATTAACACTACATATGCAATGATTGGTGATATTGAGGTTGTTGACTTAGATGGCGTCATCAAAGCTACATACGCAATGAGTGGCGATATTAGAGAAGACCAAACAGGGCAACTGATTGGTTGGGGCAATAACTGGTACAGCCAGTTAACGATGGACGGCCAATCCACTTTTAATATCCCAATGGGCGTTCGGGCAAATAGTGTAAAACAAGTGGCAGTCGAACAAGGTTTGACTTTAATGGTCTCACCAGGTTCATATGCTAGTGGTGTTGGACAGAATTCTCACGGACAAGCAAGAGGCGATGGCGTCACCTCCGATGTTCAGGCATCAAGATTTACTATGATGGCGGATGTTAAGAAAGTAGTGGCGGGGAATGACGGCAGGGTAACATTGATATTGAAAAACAATGGCGACTTGTGGGGGTGTGGCTATAACGGCTACGGTATCCTTACTCCGGATTCTATGCTTAGTCCAGAAACTGACGCTAAGATCGATACCGCAATACCAACCTTAGTGTATATGATGAGTAATGTAGTCGATGTATCCTGTCACTCTCACGTATTAGCACTGACCACCAGTGGTGATGTTATTGCGTGGGGTAATGGTGTCAATGGAGAAACAAGAGGTGACGGATCTATACCACCAGTAGGTAATAACTACTTACCGACACCGATATACGGAGGCGCTGGTGTTAAGGCAGTGAGCGTCGTGGCTGGGCAGGGCTTCAGTTTAGTCTTGCTAGAAAACGGAGAACTTTTAAGCTGGGGTTACGACAGCCAACTTCAATGTTCAGGTGGTGATGGCGTAAATGTATCTGATAACCGCAAACTAACAAAATCAGTAATACTTGGCAACATAGTAGCAATTAGTGCAAGCGGGTCTCACTGCTTAGCATTAACGAATTACAATGGGGTCATAGCGTGGGGTTCAAACAGTAATGGTGAAAGCCGTGGTAACGGTAGTGTATCTTTTAGTTCTCCATTCGCTCAAATCAAATCTAGTGCGGTAGTTAGTGTTGCAACCGCTGAGGGCGGTAGTATGCTTAAAATGACAAATGGCGATATTAAAGCATGGGGTTTTAATGGATTCGGTGAACTCATCGGTGATGGTAGTACGACAAATCCAATCACTACCGAGACTGTAATAGCCACTGGTAAACTGAATGCTGATATAGTCATCCGCAACACACACTCATTCTTAAGAGAGGACATATAATGGCGGCAAGTGACACAAGTAGCTGGATTGGTAATTTAGATCCAAACCTACCGAGGGGTGCAGAGAAACTGACTAATGGTGATGATGCTATACGTCACTTCAAAACTGTAATGCGTGATACCTGGCCCAATATGAGTGGTGTAAATAACATAGACCACACAAAACTCAACTTGATTGGCGATCACACGTCTGAATCAACAGACTTAACATTCGTAGTCGATACTACAACAATTAACGATCCAACATTAACAGTTGGGGTAAATAACATTGATTTGCATGGTAAGATAGTCAATAATGTATCCGATGGAGTTACAGATGGTAAAGGTGTAGCAAATCAAGATACTAATGATATAAGATATTATCAAAAATCAGAGGTTAATGGATTATTAGATCAAGTAGTTGCTGATCGCAATACAGAATACACAGCAGTTCGAAATCAAGCATATCCAGTGGGTACTATATATTACACTGTATCCACTGCTGATCCACAAGATAGCTTAAAAGTCGGACAATGGACTAAGCTTGGTGCTGGTAGATTTGTAGTTGGACAAGGGAGCGGTAGTGGTAGAACGTACAACTTAGGTAATGATTCAGCTGGGAGGTACACACAAGTAATCACACTCAGTCAATTACCAGCACACAAACATATAACTGGATATTTTAGTAGAGGTGGTTACACTAGTCCATCAGGTCAAAGCAACGCACAACAAGCGGTGGGTAGGGTGTGGGAACTAGACACTCAGTTTGGTAAAATAGGTAGTTATCGCAATATGCCCGTTTATGCGGTTAGTAGTAGTGGTGGAGGTGGTGGTAGTTTAGTAGAAAATAGTCCACCGGCTTATTGTGTTTATGCGTGGAGACGATTTGCGTGATAATAAAAAGGATATAAGATGGATACAAGTTTATGGATCGGGAATCTCGATGTAACTCTCCCAGCAGATGATGGGAAGATCTCCGATGGTGATGATTCAATACGCCACTTAAAAGGTGTGATAAAGAACACGTTTCCGAACATGATTGGTGCTAATACAATCAATGAAGAAAAGCTCAACATATTAAACAATCACGTTCACCCAGCAGGGTCGCTTGTTATAGATATAAGCAGTGGTGGTAGTCCAACCTTATCAGTGAATACTGATAACATTGATTTGAATGCGAAGCCAATCAATAATGTAGCCGATGGAGTTACAGATGGTAAAGGTGTATCAAATCAAGATTCAACAGACGTAAGATATTATCAAAAATCAGAGATTGATAGCTTATTAAGTATTCTTGTTAGTGATACAAACAACGGTTTTACAAATGAAAGGAATGTTAGATTTCCGATAGGTACAATATACCAATCAGTAAACAATGTAAATCCAGCAACAACATTAGGGATTGGAGCTTGGTCACGTGTTGCACAAGGTCGATTCTTTACAATACAAGGGACTGGCTCACAAGGTAGCGCCAGAACGTACAATATCGGTAACGATACAGTCGGAAGATATACACAGGTTTTAACTTTAGCTCAAATACCAAAACATACGCATACCAGCGGATATTTAACTGCTGGTGGGAGTGGTGCACCCTCAAGTGGGGCACAAGCACCCACTGGTGGATTGTGGACGTCAAGTCAAGTTTTGAGGGGTTATCCAGCATACGTTACTTCGAGTACCACTGGTGGTGGTGGGAGTGCTATGGAAAATAGTCCACCTGCTTACGGTATATATGTATGGAGACGGACATCGTGATTAAAAAGGATATGCAATGGCAGCAAGTGATATAAGTCAATGGGTGGGAGATCTCGATGAAACTCTCCCACAAGAGTCAGAGAAGGTATCAGACGGAGATGATTCGATACGTCACGCCAAATCGGTAGTGAGGTCCACTTTTCCGCAAATGATTGGTGCTAATTCAATCAATCAAGATAAGCTCAACGGGTTTGATGAACTATTTCACCCAACGATCGACACCTTTATAATTGATGTTAACGGTGGTATTGATCCAACTCTCACAATCGACAAGAATATAGTCGATCTAAGTGGTAAGTCGATAAACAATGTAGCCGACGGAGTTACAGATGGTAAAGGGCTAGCCAATCAAGATACAACAGACGTAAGATATTATAGTCAAACAGAAGTGGATCTATTAATAGCAGCCGCTAAAGATGAAATCGATGATAGTTTTACAGACGAAAGAAGTAATAACTATCCAATCGGTTGTGTATATTATTCACACATCAGTACAAATCCAGCCACAACATTAGGGATTGGAGCTTGGTCGCGTATTGCACAAGGTCGGTTTGTAGTTGGGCAAGGGAGTGGTAGTGGTAGATCATATAACGTCGGCAACGATACAGTCGGTAGATATACCACTACGATGTCGACACCTAATATGCCCCAACACACACATAGGGCGGGTTATGCTAAAGAAACATCTGGTAGTAGTCCAAGCACACAATTAGATGCAGCCATACCGGTAGGTGTACAAACTTTTGCATCCGAACATCAAGGGACAGCTTATTATTATGTAAGTAGTAGTTCAACCGGTAGTGGTAATGCAATAGAGAATAGTCCACCGGCATATGGCATGTACATATGGAAGCGGACATCGTGATTAAAAGGATACAGAATGGCAACTGATTTACACATACGGGACATCGCTACATCAGGTATAATAACTGACATACCACCGCACGGGCTACCAGCCGGTGTTTGGAATATAGCCAATAATGCTAGGTTTAGAGATGGCGCAATCGAACGGATAGGTGGTAGTATACAAACATTTCAATCACCAGATAATCCAACCGATGAACCAAAAGGGCTGACATTCTTTCAAAACACTTGGCATTGGGGTAGCACAAATTCGATTTACCAATATCAATCAGGTGATACTACACCACATCAACTCAGATACACAACTCCTGATGATTTAAGTGATAGTGAGATATGGACTTTCACTGATTTCAGTGGGTTGATTATTGCTAATCACCCGAATACGTCACCAGTGTGGTGGGACGGCTTAGCTGGTAATGCAACTAGTTATCAAATCCTCCCAGATTGGGGCACAGAAGAAACTTGGGGTGCTAAGGTAATCAAGACATATAAGAATCAACTTATAGCTTTGAATATGATTGAAGGACCTGATACGTTCAGAACTAGAATTCGATTTAGTGATATAGCTCAACCAGGACAAGTACCAGCTGAGTGGGTGACAAGCACGACTAATAGTGCAGGGTTTATCGATTTAAGTAATGCTACTAGTGAAATAATAGATGGTGAAGTTTTAGGTGATACGTTCTATGTGTATACTAGAAACGAAGTGTTTGCGTTAGACTTCATTGGTGGTAATGAGATATATAGGGTAAGAACCGTATTTGTTGATGGTGGATGTTTGAAACAGGGCTGTGTAATTACCGCAAATAACACACATATCGTTGTAACGAAAGATGATATATACAGTCACAACGGATCACAGAAACAATCAATCATTTCTGGGCGTATTAAACAAGGGTTTTTCAAACAAGTAAAAGCAAGCGAATACGTTGGTGCGGCTACATATAACCCAAGTATAAAACTTTTAGATTATCACGCATTATCAGAGGTGTGGGTTTATTTCACAACTGGGGTAGTTGGTATTGATACACGTTCATATTACACGAGTGCGGCAGTTTGGAATTATTCGAATAACACATGGACTTACACATCAGTACCAATGGTAACCGATGTAGCATTAGGTGGTATACCAACTTCCGAACCACTTAAATGGAATAATAGTGATACATGGGGCGATCACGTATTCGCTGATGAGATTAGTATTGCGTTGACTGACCCACTTACATGGGATAGCACAGGTCCGTTATTATGGGACGGTGGTGGTAAGACTATAGATGATAGTGTGATGATTGCTTGTGGTAAGAATGGCTTTTTCGGACTGGATCAAGGTGTATCACTAACTAACTCAAGTAATGCACAATTTATACTTGAAAGACAAAAGCTAGATTTAGATGAAGAGACACAGGGCAAAATACCATTCAGTAGTTATAAGACTATAATTGAAGTATCACCGCAGTTTACAGGTACCGGCTTAGTTGATTTCAGGTTTGGCTTTAGTGAGACAGCAAGTGAATCACCTAAATGGGGTACGCCAATTTCATTCAACATCGATACAGATACGAAAATAGATTTGAGATCACATGGACGTTACTTCTCAATGAGAATCGAAGCATCCGATCGTGGTATCTGGCAATTCGAAACGTTTATTATTCGAATTAGCTCTCACACACAAGGAAGATAACATTGACATACGTAACACAGCCAATTAGTTTAGCTGATATTAAGCGAGACACTGAGCGAGAATTTGAGAAAATCAAAGTAAATAGCGATTTAATTGAAGATAAATTCACGAGTGAGATAAGTATAGTAGAACCACCGTCGACTCGCCGCCCAGGCAATCCGCTATTCGGTAACATATATTACGCCGCTGGTATCCCAGATTGGAGCCCAGATGGTGGCACAGCAGGATTTTTCATACGAGGGCCAGATGCATGGCTCAGATTAACATAAATAAAAAGGAGACACATAATGGGGTTTTTAGGTAGTTCTGATACTTCAACAACTGTAACTGAGACTGCACCTTATGCAGCAGCAGCACCGACACTTGATAGCCTTATTGGTTCAGTGCAGGGAGCTTACGATCAATCTCAACAATTTACCAATGAAGGGATACCAGATGACTTTATTGCGAATTTAAGCGATCAACAAAGGGGAGCGTTAAGTCGGTTGCAACGTAGCGATCAACTTGGACAAGTCGGTCAGCAAGCCGGTCAGTTAGCTGGCATTGGACAAGCGGGCGCACAAACTGGGCTAGCTGGTTTACAA